CGTAAAGCGTGTCCGGGAACGGGGTTTGGATGGCCTCGTTGAGGTTCACAAAGTCGCCTGTGCGGCGATAGACCGGTGGGGTGGTCATAGCGGATTCACCACCGGCGGAGGCTCAGCGAAGGTGGCCGTCCGCACGCAGACAGCCACGCCGGGGGGAGAGTCGGGGGTGTAGACGGCCGAAGGCCGCCGCGCCTTGTCCGGGTTAAACGGAGCCAGGAAAGAGTCAACCCGGGCCAGCCCGGTGAACCCCTTGTCCAGGAAGGTCTGCGGGTCGATGACCGTGTAGGAGATTCCCTCCCGGTTGACAGAGGTGACCCGATCCGGGAGCTGGCATTCGTCGTCCCCGATGAGCCCCAGATACAGCTCATGGGCGAAGATCAGGAGAGCCCGCCGGGCCGCCCTGGTGATGGTGGACCCGAACCGGTACGCCATCTTGACCATGAACGTCTCGCGTGGCTCGCACCCACACGCGCCCATCATCCAGCCCAGATTGCAGTGCTTCTCGTTGAAGTAGACATCCTGTCCGACCAGGCAGGGAGTCCAGGGGAGCGCCACCGTGGGATCGCCGTCTGTGCCGCATACCCAGTAGACGCCGGTGACCTCCCGGAGTGGACGGAAGGTTGGTGTCAACCGGTGCACCCGGGGGGTGGCCATGTAGTCCTCTTCAGCACAGCCGGCCGGATGCAGCTTGAAGCCGGAGAGGCGCATGAGCACCTCTCCGGCGATAGCAATCGCCTCAGCGATGTCCTCGGCCTCGGCCGGCGTAGGGAAGATCTCCAAGTCCGGAGCAGGGAGTCGTGTCCCGTGCCAGACAGCGGCGATGACGGAAGGGTCCTTAGGGTCTACCCAGAGCATTTCAGCCCTCCCGTCATCGCCATCAACTTGCTGTCTTACATGTTGCTGGTGCCGCGCCGCGCCCTACTCGTGCTAGGCGTAGTTCCCGTGGCCGGAGTGGGCGGCGTGCTGCTGCCCGTGTTCGGCGGGATCTCATCGTTGCTCGGACCAGGGTTGACCGGGCCAGTGCTGGGAGTCGGAGTCGGCTCCAGCGTCTGCCCCGGCTCAGGGGCCGGAGTCTCCGTGCCACCGCCGCCGGTCGTCGGCGTCGGAGGAGGAGGCGTAGTCGGTCCGCCGCCGCCGGAAGTAGGTCCGGATTCCGGGCCGCCTTCCTCGCCGCCGGCCTGCGTACCTAGAGCATGGGCGCCAGGCGCCCAAGCCGTGCCCGTCCAGTTGAACCCGAACGTTCCGACCGTGAAGGTCTGGCCAGTGGTCCATGCGGCTGGCAGAGCAGGGGCGTACCCGAGCCCGGACAGCTTGTCCGCGTTGGTCTGGTCAGATGCCGTGATCGTCGTTTCGGTACTGAACGTGTCGCTAGGTTCGACAGCTTCCTTGACCGGGCCGGCGTACATGACCCAAGTGCTGCCGTTCCAAGAGACCTGGTCGGTAGTCAGCTGCGCGTACTGGTCAGCCAACCACTGCGTGGTCGGGTTGGCCGTGACAGCCGGCACCATGGCGAGCAGCTCCGCCAACGTGTCCGGGACGGCCGCGTTTGCCGGGACCTTCGTTGCCGGGCGACCGGCGTTGAAGGCTGTGAGAACTGGCGGAACTGAGCCAGCTACCCAAGCAGTGCCATCCCAATGTGCCTGCGAACCATCGGCAAGAAGCACGTACTGGCCAGCAGTCCAAGGAGCACTGTTACCCAGCGGGCCGAGAGCCTGAAGGGCTGCCAGATCCGCCGGCCGCGTTGCATTGACCGGAGACAGTGTTGCCGGCGTGCCGGCCACGATCGCAACGAGCGGGATACCGAGGTTCGTGAAGCAACCACGGAGTCCCACCGGTGCGTTCGTAGCCCGCGCGTAGGCATACACACGGTCCGCGTACTGCGGGAACTTCCAGTCAAATGCTCCAGACACGGGAGCCGGGGAAACTCCGGCAAGGTCCAGGTTCGGGCCAGTGCCGTAGTTCATGTTTCCGGTGCCGATGCCGGTGAAGACAGTCGCCAGGTTCCCATTCTCAACTACCCGATCCCCGTCCAGCCGGAGCTTGACGTTGGGGAAGAGGTAATCCCAGTAGGGACACTGGTTGGCTGATTTACCGTTGACGATCGCGGATGCCCAGACCCGGAGAGCAACCCCGTTGGGGTTTGCTTCCACACCTGTCTTCTCCGCCGCATAGCCAACAGCGTGGAGGTCATCAGGTAGAGCGCCGGGGAGCGGGCAAAGCGCCCCGGTACTGTCCACAATGACCTCTCCACCAACCAGCAGCTGCGTGAGCACCGGATCCGGGTCACACAGCTCAAGGCCGATGGTGGTGTTCTTCAGGGTGTCAGGGAGCTTGTACGTGACGCAGATTTCACCAGCTGCATTTATGATCTCGATTTCATCACCCTCGACGTAAACGGGGGTGAACGTGAAGGAGATATAACCGCCGGTCAAGTAGTTGTCACACGTGCCCCCCGACAAGGGAGCACCGTCCGGCCCGAGTCGCGTCGCCATAAGCGCTACGCCACGGACTGAAGCGGCATTGTCCTGTGTGTACTTAGCCACTTCACTCTCCTTGTCTCGTTGCCGTCACCTGGCTAGCTGCCGTTACGGAGTGCCGGCGCAGCAGTAGCCCGTGTCGTCGAGCGGAGAAGTGATCCACAGCGGCAGGCCGCCGACGCTGGCCACGCTCTCGAAGATCTCGGAGAACTGCATGTAGTCGTTCGTCCGGACCAGCGCTGAATCCCGGATCAGACCGAGGTCCAGCGTGCCGCCGTCGAGCAGGAGCAGAGATCCCTCAGGGAAGAGAGCCCACTGAACCTGACTCGGGAAGTCCGGCAGAGGCACCGGAGTGGCCAGGGCCGCCTCATCGAAGGGCAGGTAGAACCCGCCCGGAGGAGCCGTGGTAACCGCGCCGCCCGCGTCGGCAGCCGGCAGGGAAGCGGTAGGCATCCAGGTGTCCAGGGACCACGTCACCGTGATACCCAGCTCATTGAGGATGCTGTTCAGCTCCGCCTCGGACATCCCGTAGTTGTCGGGAAGCCGGGCCGTCGAGTTCTCGGCCGTGACGCTGTCGGAGATCATCAGGTCGCGGAACCACGACGGGATGATCGCATGCAGCCGTTCGTTGTTAACCAGCCGGTTGACATCCCGGAGGTAAGCCGCCGCCCGGTGGATGGTCCGGATGAAGTCCCGGATCGCGCCGTAGGCCATGGCCGGGCCGGTGACCAGCTTGGAGAGCGCCTTGATCTGCGCCAGGAGAACGGACTCAGCGAACCGCGCCTGCTGAACCCGAAGCATCTCCGTGTTGGCCGTGACCATCTCCGGGAAGATCCGGGACTGGAGCACGCCGAACTTGATACACATCGTGATGGCCTGAACCTCGGCCGTCTGCTCCGGCGGGCAATCCGCCCGGATGCAGACCTTCCAGGTCAACTCGTCGGCCGGATCGACCGCTTCGTCGTCGTCACAGGTCCAGACAGCCACGCCGCCGGTCACGTCCGCGAGCTTTGGACCCTTGAAGTACCGGATGCCACCACGGTCAGCTTGGAAGCCGGGAAGCGCGCCGCGCACCGGCCGGTCCGTGTCGCCGATCGTGTAGAGGTCGTAACGGGTCTCCAGCGGAGCACAGCAGCCGCCGGCCGCCACGATGGCTGCCTGGTTGGTCACGGCCTCGATCTTGGCCTTGTTCCCTTCCAGGTCACCCTGGTAGAGGATCCGGTCTTCCGGCGCCTTGGTCTTGATGGAAGCCACCACGACCTTCTCGCCATTGCCGCCGCTCAGGCCGTGGAGGGTGCGGATGCGCTTCGTGAAGGCGTCCGCGAAGTCCTTCAGGGTCGGAATTACAGTTCCAGCCGAGTAACCCGGGATGTCAGCGCCAGCGACCACGGAGGTCGTGGGCGCCGCCGTAACCGGCTCACGGTCACGCGGCACGGTCAGAGCGCCGCCTGCTGTCTGCTGCTCCACCGGGTCACCTTCCTTAGCTTCGTCGTTGTTGTCTTCAGCAGCTGCGACCAGCTGCGGTTCCATAGCGGCTGGCACCGGAGTCTCAGCAGCCGGGGCCGCTTCGCTTCCGCCATTTGAGCGCTTCTCCAGCTCACTAGACACCTGGTCCAGCGCGTCAGCGAGAGCAGCCATGCGCACGTCGTCGGCCGCCTGATCGGCAGCGTCGAATGCCGCTGTGATGTCTGCCTGAAGGCTCGCGAGTTCTTCGTCAGTGAGGTTGGCGATATCTGCGAGCTTCTGAGCGAACTCGTCCATGAGTCTGTTCCCTCCTTCTTTGGGCACACCTCAGTCAATAGCTGAAGAGTTACGCCCGGTTGGGTAGGAAAGGTCACTACCCGGATGGAGGGTCACTCGATACCCACAGAGTATGACACAGCGATCTGGGTCACAAGCCACACCCACAGTTGACAGTGGTTGACCTGCTGTGTATAGTTGCCCTTGTACCGCTCACCACTACCACCCAGAGGAGTTCCCATGAGTGAGAACAAGATCAACCTAGAGCCCATCCCCACCCAGCTGGACACCAAGCCCCGCCACCGGATCTACTTCCGCCTCTTCTCCGCTGCCCAGCGTCTCGTCGGCGTGCCCGGCATGTCCCCGGCTCAGCGGATCGAAAACCTTGAGGTCATCCGGGAGAGCCTGCTGGATGCACTCGCAATGCTGGAGATCGACATCTCTACCCGCAAGGCTTTGGTTGACATTGAGGCAAACTTCCACACCACTGCGGAGGAGCCCACCCAGACTGTTGAGGTTGAGGAGACCGATACCCCCGAGTGCCCCGAGTAATCCTCAGCAGGAGCGCCCACCGACTTAGGTCTGGTGGGCGCTTCGCTTATTGCTAGCCTACCCCTAAGGTGAGGTGGGAGGTTAGCGATGAGACTGAAGTTGCTGTTGGTGGCACTGCCTATACTGCTGCTGGCCAACTGCGCAGCACCGGCTCAGACCTGGTCTTTCAAGATGCCCAACCTGGTGGGCCAGGATCTGCTTAAGGCCAAGGGTCGGTTGACACAGCTGGGATTCCCCATCGAGAACATCTCGGTATACGCAGGAGACTCAGTCCACGATCTTGGTGTGGAATCGCGGTGGATCGTGGAAACACAAGAACCACCGCCCGGGACGGTGGTTCCTGTGTGCGAGGAATGCTACGTAAGTTTGATCATCATTCCACTGCTGCCGGAGTGACCTACTTGAACGGGGACACGATCTCGTCGTCCTTGAACTTCTTGGCCGCCTTGCTGTACAGGCCGTTGATCTTGGACTGGATAGTGGCCCGATCAGCCTGCGGAATGCTGGCCCCGCCCCGTGCACCCTTCAGCGCTGCTGCTGCCGCTGCGAGCCCGGAGTAAACGATCTGGAGCTTCCCATTGATCACGTCAGCGATGGGGAGCTTCCACGACCCCTTGTTGTTCGGGTCAGCTTTGCTGTCGTGGTAGAGGAATCCCTGCGCCAGCTGCCCCGTGTCGTAAGTACCGTCCGACTTCTTGGCCCTAGCGAACATGCGGTTAGCTGCTGCTGCCCCATCCCACGACCGACCCCTATCAGCAAAAGGGAGCCCTGAATCACCCCCCGCTGCCGCCGTGACCGGGTGAACCCGGTCGCGCAGCTTCTGGATCCTCAGCTGCTTCGCGGCCTCCCGCGCCCGCTGCACAGCCTCCGACGCCGGCTGTTCCACGGGAATGGCCGGCTCAGCCTCAGCCTCTTCTTGCTCGGCCTCCGGTTCGGCCTCCGGGGAAATGATCTCGACTTCGTCTGTCTCAGGGAGCTGCTCCGGCTCGGCCTCCACTGCTGCCGTTTCAGGCTCCTCCGTGAAGAGAGCCGTCTCCACAGCGGCCAGCCGCTCCAGCACGGCCGCGTCCGCCGTCATGCTGGCCTTGAGCACCGCGAGGGACCGCGCGCCGGCCGCCACCAGTGCGGTAACCGCGCCACTCGCGACCCTGGCCCGAGCGATCGGGAAGCCCGGCACGTTGACCTGGCAGACCGCGACCAGCTCCAGCGAGCCGTTGATGGGCCGCCAGTCCCCCGATGGGGCCGACGCGCGGAGCGAGCGGACCTGCTCAGGCTTGATGTCCGGCCGGAGCGCGCCGGCCACCCAGATCCCGAACTTGTCCTCCCCTACCACCACGTCAGCGACCGCGCTGGCCGTGTTGTCGTAGTGGGCCACGGCGTGCCCAGCGTCCGCATTGAGCGGCGCGTGGCCGCCGGCCAGGGTCAGCTGGCCCACGTTCACGTCCTTGCCGCTGGCCGTGCGCAGGGTGCCGGTGGTGAAGTAGCTGTAGTTAGACCGGGAGCGCGGCGGCTTGACGCTGCCGGGGAGCCCGATGTGCGCCTGGTGCCAGTCCGCGATGTGGCCGAAGACTCGGCCGCTGTCGTCGTGGGTCAGCGGTGTCAACCGCTCCAGACCGGGGTTGGCGAACCACTCGTCCGGGGGTGCCACCGGGAACCCGCCGGCCAGGACGGCGCGCACCAGGCCCACGTCGTCCAGTGCTTCTGTGTAGATGCCGTCCTTCAGCATGTCGACATTCCTTCCGTGATGATCACTCCATGCGCCGGCCACCAGGGCGGACAGCAGCGCCTGTTCGGTTGACATGGCCGATGCAGCATGGCCCCGGTTCCGGCCTCGGCCCGGCCACTTGCCCAGCACCCTCTTGTGAAGGTTCGCGCAGTAGCCCTCAGCCCGGCCGGGCATGTACTTGTTGAGCTGGTGGACGCACCGCTTGAAGTCTCCCGGAGCGCCCCACTTGATCTTGGCAGCACCCTTGCCCTCGGCCCAGTAGCGCCGGAGCTTCTCGGCCCGGGGGTCGGGGGAGACCGCTGCCGTGACCCCGTCTATCTGCGCGATCACGTCAGACAGGGCCGGGTCATCCAGCTCTACCAGCGGCGGGGGGTTTACACCCTCCAGCTGCGCCAACAGCTCGGGGTCATCGACCCATGACTTCTGGTCATAGCGCTGGACTTTCGGCCCCGGCTGGAGCCGGATCAGTGCGATCACCGCGCCGGGGTCCAGGTCATC